TGACCCCTCATACAACAAGAGAGTCATTGAGGCACATGCCGGTAATGACCGCTCACTTGAACTGGCCCTTGCGGTTGGTCTTTCACCTGATGAGTTCGCTGGTGCATCTCTTTTGATGCGTGAGATAAGCAATCACCCAGCGTGGTATGCTTACCGTAGCCCGCATGGTCTGATGGTGGATTGTATCTATCTCATGGCTAAGAGTGTAGGTATCAAGATTAGTGCGATGAAGATGATTGAACTAACGAAGACCATCTTTGGTGTAAGCACACAACCAATGCCACACAAGTGGAAGCATCAGTTCCCCTCTATCTTGGAGGAATACATATGAGATTCGCAGTGCTTGCTGACATACATGAGCGACTAAGGCTCGGTGCAGATAGAGTAGCAACTCTCTCGCGATTGAAAACGAAGAATGATTTTCTGTTGTGTTACGAGTTCTTCTATCCTGATAAGGCAAGGCTCAGTAAGCACGCAGTGACGAAAGGATTAGCAAACGATGTTGGTATGTTCTTCGCAGTCGTGCAGGATATCCTTCCCGATGAAGAGCCGTGGCTCGCTCTCGCATCAGAGAGTAACACCACTACATCACGTGCGTTGAATGCAGAGGATGTTCTCAACTTGGACTATGACGTTATGACGTTCACTGAAACTGCGAGTCGCTTCGATGAGAAGGAGGCTCGTCTCGCATGGCGTTGGTTGTTGAAGGAGCGACCTGTGATTAGTAAGCGCACGTTCTTTGGTGTGCTCGCACGAATCGAAGGAATCCAACCACACATCCTCAAGCAGAACATGACACGTGATACAATCATCAAGGTCTTCGATGCGCCTGAGAGTATACAGGTATTGGAACATTGGTGGGAGCATCCGAGTATGTTCCCTGCTCCAATGCGATGGAAACCGTGGACTAAGTTATACCCACCTGAGGAAGAGACAATCGCTGTTATGATACCTGATGGTGATATGTTGTTCACTTGGATGAGTAATGTATACACTCGGAGCGGAGAGTTTTCAGGAAAACCATTTGGTCAGACCAAACCTTACCTCTTTGAATACGCTGGGGGAAACTTAGTTGATGCTGTAAGACAGCATGAGCCAAACGCTCCGTTCTCCAAACGCATGCATCAATTCAATCCTGAAAGTTATGACCTAACAGAACACGGTGCTTGGGAAACCGTCATGCAAAGATTACAGGATGAGGATGTAAGTGCTATTCGTTTCATTAGACCATCGCAGGTATACACACCTGATGGTATCGGTGGTTACGTGATGTATACTAATCGAACACACGTGTTCCTATACCTACGAGCAATTGATGATAGTCGCCGTTGGACGCTGGCTGCGCTTGACGGTTTAGATGAGCATGTTGATGTCTGTTCACTGGACGGCTCTGAGTTTGATACACCTGAGTTAGATGACGATTCATATATTGTCGTGCAAGTAGCAGCGTCTACAGTAGACAAAGATGGTAACATAAACGAAGGGCATATTGTTTCAGTGCGTCATGATTTGGGGATTGGTGACGTTACACAATATACTGATTTGATAGAGCGGGGGATGGAGTATGCAGATAGATGACGACCGTGACCTATGGTTAGGCATGGGCTATGTCCTCGGAGCCATACGCTTTAGCGTGAGTGTCTCTAAATCAAACGACCACAAGAGCGGATTCCGTGTTCGTCTCCGAGTGGGATGGGTGAAAGAAGAGCCACCACTACGTGTCCTTCGACCTGTCAATCACGTGCTCTCCATGGGTGGTATACAGTATGCTGCTGAGTGGACAAACCAAGCAGAACTTCTCTACTGGGTTGCGTTCATCAAACGCATGGATGATGCGTATAGCATTCGTCCTATGTTTCATGACCAGCGTGGTTTGCATATGTTCATGTGGGTATTCGATAACCCACCTCCCTCTGACTACGAGGAGTTTCTGTCTTGGGCAGAGGCGTTTGATTCAGAAGAAGAGGCTGTAAATCTTGGTTAATATATAAAGCGACAATGGAGAAATGAAACATGGCAAACGAACCGATGGGGCTGGAGGACATCGCTGGACAAGCAATGTTCGTTAAGGATGCAATGGGCTGGCGAGAGTCAGGTAATTGGCCTTCGGCTATTCTACTACATGGTCCTCCGGGGACGGGTAAGACAAGCACTGCTCGTGTGATTGCAAGGGAGATGCTCGGTGAGTTCTTCGACCCTGTGAACTTTATCATGACCAATGCGAGTGACGAGCGTGGGATTGACTTCGTTCGTAATGACCTCAAGCGTTGGAGCAGTGTAAGAGCGATAGGCGCAGATAGGAGAGTCATTGTTGCTGATGAGTCAGACGGACTCACTCCCGCAGCACAAGACGCTGCACGACAGATAGTAGAGGAGAACTCTGAAACTACACTATTCATTTTCACAGCCAACGACTTCTCTAAGATTCGACCAGCAATCAAGAGTCGTTGTTTGGTATACGAGTTTAAGCCCTTGACCCCTGATGAGGGAGCAAGGCGTCTGTTACAACTATTCCCTGAGTCCGATTATGGACATGATGAGTTCATGTATAGTCAACTCATGTCCGCCACTGGCGGTGATTTACGCTCTGCGATTGCATTAGTAGAAAGCACTGGTGATTTGAAGAACTACCTTGCAAACGTGGAGGCCCCATCTTCCGCCGCCCTTGCCGCTATCAGCGGTGAGTGGATGGAGATGCGGCAAACTTTCTACAAGATGCTTGACCGAGGTATGACGCTAAACCAAATCATACGCTCGTTCCATCAGAACATGACGGAGTTCTTTGACATGGATTCTGATACGACATTCAAGGTGATGAATGTCCTTGGTGAGATGGTGCCCACCATGTATGAATGGCCCATCGGTTCCTATTCCTTCGTGGACTGCCTCGTTGCGAGGCTCAAGAAGGAGGTTGAAAAAAATGAGTGAAGAAAATATTGATGATGAAAATACCGACACAGGACTTCCACCTAGTGTCGCTGAACGACTGACGAAATACGCTGAGCGCACTAAGCGTGACGTAGATGATGTGATGACTGAGTTCTTCACATACATCACAAAGGAGCACCTGTGTGAGAATTGGCGTGACGAAGACGAGGACTTGCTTGAGGACTGGGCAGAACAGATGCTCATTGAAACACGCAATGTTAGTAGTGGCGGTGGCATGGCGGGACTTGTTCCGTTTGTCGGTTGCTTCGTTGGAGTAGACCAGTCACAACGTGACCGTAGAGCAAACTTGGTGACTCGTGCTAAGCGTGACTTCACCATGGATGCGAATGCTGCCATCGGTGGTGGACAGATTGGTCACTACACGAAGGGAGATGGGGCGTGGATTCTCACCACAAACAACGGTGATAGCACGACGGACATCCCTCTTGATGAGGAGCCTGAGCATTCCTTTATCGCAGACGGTGAACGCATCTGTCTACTCGCTAAGAGCGGACGGCCTAAGGGCATGTCCATGATGGGACGGAACTACTACTTCCTTGGCGCGGCTGAGGAGGACTTCACCAAAGATGGTGCTATCCAAATATGGCGTCTCGACATGCAGGGTGAGGATGCGAATGCAAATGTGCGCATCGGTAAGCCTTGTCGTATCGTGGCTCGTCCACCAAATGAGAACACCTCTGAGGGATTCAAGGACGTTCTTTCTACGAGCATGGGCACACGCGACAACATCGTCTATACGAGTGACTTCGTTGATGAAGACAATCGCCATCTGCTTCATGCGTTTAAGATGTGGACAGATACTGAACTACACGACCACTTCGTTCCACTTGAGGAACTAGCAGAGGCATACGAGTCCAAGAGTCGCACCTTCACCATCAACGGTGAGCAGGGTCGCAGTGGACCGATTGTGTTCGTCAAGGGCACAGTCAACCGTCTTAGCAGTGAGCCTCGTGATAATCAGTATGATGAAGACAACAGAGGTTACTCTCTTGCTCTGACATCTTCTGCGTTGCAGAGTGAGTATGCTGGCTCTGAGATGAGTGAAGTCATGTGTTGGATGGGCAGTGCCTGTAACGACTTGACTGACCCGTTCGTGGCCTTCGATGAGTTCGATAACCCGATTCCATATGCAGAGCGTTCAACTGTTCTTGTGTGTGGTCGTATCGGTATCAAGCGTAAGGACGGTAGCGACATACCCAACCTCAAGGTAATGGGTGTCTTCGCTGACCCACGACGTATCCGACGCCGCCAAGAAGGTGGAGACACTGGCAGAGGCCAGTTTGAATGAGGTGTGATGTATGGCAGGATTTGGTAAGACAAAGGAAGCAAAGGCCGAGGCTAAGGAAGAAGAGAAGGCTGAGGTGCTGGAGGCAACTCCGGCGAACAAGCGCACGGATGACAACCCGTTCGCTGCACTTCGACGTGAACTTCAACTGATGGACCACAGCCCTCAGACACACATCTTCATGGGTATCGCTGGGCATGACAACACTGGTAAGACAGCAATCGTTACTGATGCGTTCAACAGATGGGTCAACGCTCCTGAACGCTCTGAGATAGAGCGGGATATGCAGTTGTGGATTCTTGACTTTGAAGGCGGAGGTGCGGCTAACAAGTCAGCATTCCATTCTGATGAAGACCGCATTCGTTGTTGGGAACCATGGGTTATGTCTCGTGGTGACCGCACTGCATACGACTATCCTGCTACTCACGACCGTGTGATGAGCATCGTTCAGTTCGCAGTAGACATTGCTCACAAGCAACGTTCCCCTGAGTATGATGGGCCTCGCCTATGGGGATTGCATGTAACTGGTGTTGACCTATGGGACAGCGTGTGTGTAAACTGTATGCGTATCGTTGACTTGAACATCGCCAAGGATGGTATTGAAGCAGCCGACTGGAACAAGAAGGTCGGTCATCAATGGGACTGGGCAATCCGTAAGACCCGATTCCATCAACTCACTGGGCTTTGCCGTGCACTTGTTAAAGCAGGTGTGCGAGTGTTTTGGGAGACGCATCTTCGTCTCACCAACTACTCATTCGGTAAGAATGAAAACACTGACCCGAAGTGGCGACCTGACTGGGAGAAGGCGAGCAACAACTTCGTCTATCAGATTCTAATCTGTGAGCGTAAGGATACGCTTGATGACGAGACGGGCGATGTAGTCCGCTCAGAATACACAGTGACTTTCGACAAGAGCAAGACCAATGCTAAGTTGCAAGGTCAGAGAAGAACGACACTCATCACTGAGGCTGGTAAAGAGCCACAGTGGTTTGGCTTACCGGAGTTATACGACGGGACGCTATGAGATACACATGGGGGTTTAGCGGCACAATAAAAACGGGATACAGCGTTCATTTTTCTATTCCAGAATTAGTCGCAGAGGGGGTTCGTTTCCTCTCGTCCTGTTCCCCCGCCTGTGTATACGTTAAGGTGATAATATGAGTAAATGGAAAATATGGAAACGGATTACTGAGGGACCGCCACGTCGCCTACCGATGGCACGCTTGTGTCAATGCGGTGGTATCAAGACACGGCAGACCACATTACACGAGTTCTTTGACTTGACATCAGACCGTCAGGCACGACTACCGGGCTATAAGCCTCCACAACAACGTGTGGGTATGCACAGCAGACCGAGAGATTACAGGGGGTCATTGTGATGGTTGAGGTCAACATCAAGACCAAGCAAGCACAAAGATTCCTTTCATCATTCGGAAGCAACGTGGATGACTTGAAGGTTACAATCAAGGATGGTGTTATGGAAGCAAGCATTGCTTTCCAAACCCACTTCTTCAAGAAGAAGCGAGCGATAGAGGACTTCACTGCTCTCAATCCCTCGCAGACAAAAGCAGACGGTGTGTTGAACATTAGTGAACTCACTAAGGTATGTCAGTTCATCAAGAGTTGTAAGACAGATACAATCAAACTCAAGCAAACTGGGTCGGGTAAGACGCTCTATGTTATCTCCGGCTCATCGAAGTTACAACTTCCTGTGAGTGCAACAATCATCAGTAGCAGTAAATCTCATCTCGTTGAGAAATTACTTACTGCATCTGCTGAGGCGCAGTGGGAATCATTCAACAACAGTGAACTCACAACGAGTGGCTCTGTTACTATCTCTGATGTGCTATCTGTTACGAAGATGAAAGGTATACTGTCCGCTAATCCATCGTTCAAGGTCACTGGTAATGCTGGTGAGAAGGAGTTCGCTATCTCTGCTGGTAAGACACACGAGGCGCGACTGTTCACCACCACTGAACTGGTTGACCCTATCGGTCCTAATGCAAGTGTGCAGTCACACTTCGGCCCGTGGCTTATGGAGTCACTGGGCTTACTGACAGGTGCGACTGCCACTGTTCACATGGGTGAGACATCACCTATCATTTTCCGACAGAACGACGACCTTCTCTTAGTGGTAGACCAAAGGGTGTGATTACGTGATTGTGGACTGGTTCTACCCTGAGTATTCAGATGACTTCGGGTCGCCGTCTCTGTATCTACGCACACGTGATGCTAATGGTGATGTGCATACTCGTATCATAGAGCCTGAGGATGATGATTACATTCGTCCCTTCTGCTGGATTCCTGTAGACACTGCCAACTGGCAACTCAATCGACTGACTTCTCGCCACCCATCTGCGCGTGTGCTTGAGAGTGTTCGGTCGGTTGGTATTGATGGAAGAGAACTGATGAAGTTAGAGGTAGACAAGCCCAATGAACTGTGGGAAATCAAGGAGATGATGCCCACATACGAGGCTGACCTCAACTACAAAGAGCAGATTCTACTCCAACTATATCCTGAGAAGATACCTGAGTTCCATCCTCGTGTATGGTTCTTCGACCTTGAGTGGCAACCTAAGGAGGACTTCACGACAGTCATGGCTGTAGTGGATAGCCACGCCGAGCATCCTATTGTATTTGCATGGAAGCCTGAGATACATACGATGCAAGTCAACTGGATTGACCGCGAAGGTGGGTATCTACTGCACGAGTTCGGTAGTGAGGAAGCGATGCATGAAGCATTCATTCAACACATGGATGTATGCGACCCTGACATCCTCGTCGCTCACGCTATCATGTGGGCTGACCTACCTCACCTAATGCGACGACTGGAAGACCCGCATCGTTTGTCTCCTCTGAATCAAGTCATTAAGCCGTTCAAGGACGGTGGATACAAAGAGACACAGCAACCCATCAAGGGTCGCCTTTGCTGGGACTCATCGTCTCGTTGGCAGACGGGTAGTGGGTTTGAGACACTATGGCAGAAGTCAGGGCGTGGGCAACTACCCAACCGGAAGTTGAATACTATCGCTGGTCTGATGGGTCTTGGCTCTAAGTTGACTGATGAGATTGAAGGTATGACTGTCCATAATGGATGGGAGGATTACTATCCCTTCTTCGTGGATTACTGTCTACGAGATACAACTTTGTTATCTGATATCGCTGAGCGACTAAACGCGATTGAGTTCTTCGTTGCTATGCAACAACTGTGTGGTGTATCATGGGAGAGCACACACAAGGTTACACGATACTTCCGTGGACTTGTTGGTCGTCGCACTGAGATGAAGGCGAAGAGTGCAAGCAATGTGAAGCGCGACAAGTTGGTCGCTGCACACATCCCTGACCCAAAGACAGGTCGGCATGAGGGTGTTGGTTTGTTCGACTACGCCTCTCTATATCCTAACATTATCACAAGTGATAATCTCTGCTTTACTACTAAGCGCTCAGCCCCCGGCCCCGGTATCAAGACACTGGGTAATGGGACACACTGGGACCAAACCGAGAAGGGTTTGCTTCCCTCTATCGTAGATGAGATGCTTGAACTTAGAAAGGAATACAAGCAGAAGATGAGAAACGCTGAGACATCGGAGGAGCGCCTCGGTTACGATATGCTACAGACAGCAGCAAAGGTTGCAGTCAACGCTCTCTATGGTATGTGTGGTATGAAGTCCGTCCAAGGTATGTGGGTGGAGAACGACATTGCCGCATCTATCACCTTCCGTGGGCGAGAGGCTATTCGTCACTTGCTTACAGAGAGCGAAGAGCAAGGTTATCACTCGCTATATGGTCATACTGACTCAGCCTTCATTCAAGTTCCGTTCGATGAAGCAGAAGCATTGGCCGAGCATCTCACTAAGACCGCTAAGGAGATGTTAGACCTTCCTTACATGGATGTTGAACTTGAGGCTTACTTTGATTATTGGACCACTGCTCCTGTGAAGAATCGTTACTTCGGTTACAAGGTGTGGCCTGAGAGCGACAAGGGGCAACTCAAAGTTACAGGCTATGCTATGAAAGCATCAAGCACAGCGAAGATAACAAAGGAAATACAAGAAACTGCTATGCGCCTTATCGGACATGGTGCTGAGGAAGAAGAAGTATCATCTGCTCTAAGAGAACTGGCTCTCAAGGTTAAGAGTGGCGAGATACCAATCAACGATGTAGTTCTCTCTACAAGGCTCACTAAGGAGCCTGATGCTTACGACTCACCCACACCCGGAGCAAAGGCAGCGATGTATTACAATGAGCACCTCGACGGTGAGAAGTGGCGTCAAGGCGACAGCGTCACATGGACATACATCTCTGACGCGGGTGCTTTACCTGATTACGTTACGATTAACGGTGAGCGTCAACGTGTGCAATTCATGGCTTTCCGAGATATTGACGAACTAGGCGGAGCAATTATTGACTGGGAGAAGATTCTCGATGTGCTTGTGAAGTCCAAACTCAAGCGTCTCTACGAGAGCGTAGGTTGGGACATAGCAACAGCAGCGGGCGACGTGGTGCCACGGGTGTATTGGTGATTGAAATGAATGAGTATTACCCTCCATACTTTCGTAATCGCCTTAGCCCAAAAATGAACATGGCTAACTTAAATCACCCTTCGTTTCCGGGGCATTGTGATGTATGTGGTGATACCAAAACAATGAGAATCTATACCCTTCCCAGTTTGGTTGTGTGCCATGCTTGTCTAATTGATGATGATAATGAGTTTCCTGATTTTGATACAGGGGTGAATGAATGAGTAGAATAGAAGATGAAGTATGCAAGAAGATTCAGGCGAGGTCTGATGTTGGGAAGACAAAGTATGGTGTGACCATGGAGACAGCACCGCTGTCTCGGCTTGAATGGCTTATCCATGCACAAGAAGAAGCGATGGACCTTGCAGTGTATTTACAGAAATTGATTGAAATGGAGGAAGGACAATGAGTATGGCAGATGATATTCGGAAGTATATCGCTGGTATCAGGAGAGGTCAAGGCCCTCATATTTCCCGTCGTGCTGTTGCAGAATCGTTGGAGAACATCTTGCGTAAGGCAGGTGAAGTGCCATGAGATGGAATCCTAATCCTGACGGTGGAAACATCGACCGTGGTGACGCAGAGTATCCTTACAAAGAGATGCTTGAGCACCACAAGAAGAGCACTTACGCTTGGCAACCCGGTGATACAGACAAAGTCCTTCGTGTGACTAAATCAGCACTTGGAACCTTTGACTGGTGCCCTCAGCAATACTTCTTACAGAAGGTGCTTAAGTTACCACAAGGCCCTGCGACAGAGGACCAGATTCGTGGTTCTAATGTCCATGATGCAGTAGAGTATTGGTGGAACGCGATGCACGATGTAGTGCATGATGTATACGAGTTGTTTGAGAGCGGTGATGTAGAGAAAGCACTGTCTTTGTGCATAGACACTTTACCGCAGCCACCTGAACCATACATCTACGGAGAAGTAGAACAACTTCACTTGTATGTGCTATGGCAGTTCCAACGACTTTGTAACACAGACAAGGACGACATACACAACTGGTTCCCAATCGGTAACGAAGCATTGGTTCATGGTGTCCGCACTGTCACTGCTTCTGATGGAACAGAAGTAGAGATTCACATGAACGGTTTCATTGACCGTATCTTTCTTGACGACGACAAGATGGGGATTGTATTGATGGAATTGAAGACAGGTAAGTTCTCTAAGAACAAGCCATCACAGATGCGAGCCGAGATGCAATTCTACCGAATGCTTCTTGAGCATAGCCCCCATGAAGAGTTCCTACCCGTAGTGGCTTGGGGATGGCAATTCCCCGGTGGTGATAGAAATGGAGGAACAGGACCAGAATGGGATTACGAAAGTGTCAGTGGACCCGGAGGACGTTACGCACCGCGCACAGTGGAGAAGCGTCTCAAGCGGTTGGTGGATGCTCACTTGGCCCAAGATTTCCCACCAATTAAGGTTGACAACTGGAACGATTGGAAGTGCTCATACTGCGACTACATGGAGTTCTGCCCAGCATGGGGAGGAGAGGTGAAGATAGATGAAGAAGAATGACATTCATTATGCAAAGGCACTTATTAAAGCGGCACTGGAAGAAATGTTTCCTGATGCCTCGTTTGAGGTCGCAGTGTCTCTTATCGAAGGGGACTCACACGTGCGCTCATTCAAACAAACTACTCTTGGTGACTTTGCTAAGATTGGATTAGAGCCGACCGAAGAACCCAGCAGACATTTCTTCGTAACACTACATCCTCAATCACTTCTTTCATACAAAGCAAAGGGGCTTTTGAAATCGTTAAAGGATGACATAAACAAGTATTGAGGTGAGGAGATGTTCATTGAACTTGATTTTCCTCGCGAGATTCTTGAGATGGGTTCGCAGACAGGACGGGCAGGTAGATTCCTTGTTCGTGATTGGGATGAGTTAGAGCGCTATTGGAAAGGTAAGAACGGAAGTGGTAATGCTTACTTCACTGCGTATGGGTATCGTGCCACCAAAGCACCTCGTAACCATCGTGTGGATTACGACACACCGATTATTCGACACTTCATCATGGACTTTGATTGTAAGGATTTCAAGAAGAGGGGACAGGATGTTGACTTCTCTTACATGCATGAGCAAGTAAAGCGACTTCATGAGTATCTACTAAGCGAAGATTATCGTCACTTCATATGGTTCAGTGGCGGTGGGTTTCACATTTGGATTCCGCTCTCAGAGACATTCATTCCATCCTCAACAACCGACATACGACGCATCAAAGATGCTGGAAGGAAGTTACTCGCTGAGTGGGATAGTAAATTGAATCTCGGTTGTAGTGACCCTGCTGTAGCATTTGATACGAGTGGTATGATACGTTTACCTAACTCATACAACAGTAGACGTGGATGTTGGAGTGTCCCGTTGAACACAGAGGAGATACTTGGTTTCAGTCATGATGACTTGATGGAGTTAGCCCAAGATGCTCGTAGAGGATACATAGCACATGGTAATACACCAATCACCATCACACTCGCTAAGCGTAAGAACAACTTCAAGCGAACAGTAGAGAAGGTAGAAAATCTACCTGATGTCACACTGGATGATATCATCGTTCTCCCTTGTCTCGCACAATCAGCGTTAGGAGAGGGTAATCCTATCCATAAAGCACGATTCCACTTAGTCGCATATCTCGCTGCTCGTTTTCGTTGGTTCTACCCACCTGAGTCAGTTAATGCTAATGAGAAACAGAAACACGTAGACCGTATCTGTGGTATCATAAGTGCACAAGGCTGGGCCGATTATAACCCCTCAGTTACTCGACAGCAGGTAGAGAGTATTGTATTCGGTAGTGGTGGTAACAAAGGATACTCTGCGTCTTCATGTGCCACAATACGACATGATGGTCTTTGTGTGGGTGATTGTAGATATTATGATAACTCGGAGGACGAGTGAATGGCAGGTAAAAGAAAAGGGAGAAAAACACACTTGGTAAAACAAATTAGGGAAGTGATATACGACCTTGGGAAACCTGTTACACTACAAGAAATATTAGACAATTGCAATCACATAAAACAAAAACCAACTAAACAACGACTCTCTAATATCTTGCGTAAGAAAGAGTTTGTAGTTACATCTCACTACAAATCAAGCACTGCTGTTAAAGTTTGTAGAGTTGATAATAGTCGTTATGACTGTAATTTATATTGGGTGACTGACACAGAGAATATTGCATCAATACCAAAATGTCTAGTTTGTGGTATCAATATTAAAACGACACGTATGCAATCACAAAAATGTTCAGATTGTTATAAACTTACAAAAAAGGGGGAAAGAAGGAATGGTGACCAGAAAGGGACGGAGGAGTAAATTGATTGGTTGTATTGCAAAAATCATACGCGATGCAGGTGAACCACTTTCAGCGCAGGAAATTATGAATCGCGCAAGTCATCTTTACATTTGTCCTACAATGAATCAACTGGCTATGATGTTAAGAAGACATCCAGAGTTTGTTACAATAGGAACAATAAGAAACAATGAGAGTAGACAGTTGGTTAAACTCTATTGGTTGAGTGAAAAGGAGGAGGAGAGAGGTGCCTAAACATGACCTTATTATTGACAGCAACGAAAGGGGGAGCCTTTGCGAATCCATTGAAAGAAAAGCCAAGAAAGCGGGACTCTCAGTGGCACGAAAGACACTGGTCGTCGGTGACTACTTACTTGGTGCAGCGTGTGTTGAAGCCAAGAGTATTGGCGACTTATTTCAGTCAAGTCACAGTGGGCACCTTTGGCGTCAACTCGACAACATGGATGCCAACTACGAACGCTTCTTCTTGCTTGTCCACGGGAGCATAGCCAAGCACGTAGCGATGGCTAAGAACAATGGTAAGCGCTTAACGCATACACGTGTGCAGAACGAACTTACTGGGACAATCGCACGTATCATGGCTGACTTCGATTGTCAGGTGTTCTATACACCTAACGTCAGTGAGGCAGCGCTCTTTGTCACTAAGTTACACGACAAGTTACACAAGCCAGCGAGTAGTCATGGTGCGCGAGCCATACGACGTGTATCCACGAATGATGTGCGTAAGGATGTATTACTCGCAGTGCCGGGTCTTGGGCCTGACCTTGTAGACCGCCTATTGGACAAGTGTGGTTCTATTGAGGAGATGATGTTTCCTGAGTCACTAAAGCAAGTGAAAGGTCTTGGTGAGCAACGTAGAGCCATGTTGACCCGTGTTCTTACTAGCGAAGACCCAGTTCATATAGAACGTTCAGTTCGTAAAGTATAAGAACAATACATACTACAGAGTTAACAGAGGTCACTGAAGTGACCGAGGATTTGATTGAAATGAGAAAGGCAACAGAATATAGAGTAGTAGACAGATACCCGTTCTTCAAGGGGTATGTGGAAGAGTTTGGAAAGGTAAGTATTGACAATGACATCCCAGCGATGCTGTCGTTCTTCTTTATCCAAGGACAGGTGGCGGCGCCCTTTGTGCGTATACCATGGGATGCAACTCATCTTGACCCTCGTGTCCATTCGTTTTGGATACAACCATCAAGGACTGGAAAGTCAATCGCATGGGAGTTTGTAGGTAAAGTGCTTGAGGACTGTGGTGTTCCTACTGACTCCTACAATGGTGGCTCTGATGCTGGATTGATTGGTGGCACAAAGACCGAGGTAGTCGTAGACCCTGACACTGGGAAAAAGAATAGTGAGATTGTAGAAACAGAAGGACTACTACACCATAGGATTGCGCTTAACTTTGATGAAGGGTCGATACTCCTTAACCCTAACAAGAACAGTCAAGATACAGTCCTCCATCTTCAAACTGCTTGCAATCCAATAGGGAGTAAAAGCAACATAATCGTAAAGCATCTAAGTGGACGGCGATTTGAACTTGAACCCTCCGCATCCATGTGGATTACAACATATCCACCTGCTGGTGTAAAGGAGTATGTGTTGACGAAAGGTATCTTCCAACGTGTTCTATTGTATTGGTCACACTGGGATATGGAGAGACGTAAGGGTGTTAGCCAAACACGTATGAGTATGGCTTTTGCAAAAAGTCCTGAAAGCACAGTGTCTTATGACGACATTGTGGATTACTTCAAGACATTAGAGAAGCGCCTACGTGACCGCCTTCTTAATCTCACTGAGACAACTTTCACTGAGTGGGACGAAATGAACTCTACCGATAAAGAGGAACTGGTGCAATCAGTTATGCGTGAGATGTTTACAGCGGACGAATCATTCTACGCTGCTACATACGATGTGATTGATGATTTCTACAGCCTTCTTGATGGCCTAAGTTTTGCAATCTCTGATGTAGTTTCATCCTTCATACCAGCGATGGAGAACTACTCTGTTATCCTCGCTACACACATCGCTATGATGGACGATAAGTGGGTAGTAACTGGAGAGCATCTCGATATGGCGAAAGACGTTCTATATGACTTGTTCAAGAATCTCATCTCTTGGCTTGAGGGTGAAGTTGAAGTGGGCGCTAAGAAGGTCGAAAAGGCCACGCACAAGAAGGACTGGTTGGAGGCATACAATGCAATCAACCCAGTCGAACTCGACAAGCGTGGTGACGGTTGGAGAAAGAAGGCTGCTGTTATCAAACAGTATATGCTCAATCAACATGTGACACGGCCCACTGCATTCAAGAAGTTCAATGACTGGGCAGCACATATGTTCAGTGCAGCAAAGGACGGCACAGTGGTATACATCCGACTGAAAGAGGGAGAACAATGATTTGCATTAGATGTGAGGGACAATTCAAAGGTGTATGGGGCGACTCATATTGTAAAAGATGTTGGGAGATGATGAAGAGATGAGTAACCCACCGCAGGGTATCTATGAATACATAACACAAAGAGGCTTCATACCTTACATTTGGGATTGGTGGGATATATTGGAGGGAGAGCAATGACAGACATAATGGCATTGGACATTGAAACAGGTAACTACTCATGGGAGATTGGTGGTTGGGACAAGCACGCTTTGTTTGAACCGACTGTAGTCGCTACATGGGATGGCTCAAACGGCCACGTGTTTAGCAAAGAAGACGTTGATATGGCGGCAGCAAAGGTTCATGAGTTGCACCCGCGCACGTTAGGCGACCATCTACAGAAGCATGTGGATAATGGTGGTATCATTCTCGGTCACAACATCAAGAAGTTCGACTTACCAGTTCTTAATGCGGCATTAGATTGTTGGACAGCAGGTGACTTAATGTCGAAAGCGGACAGCATTGTGGATACCAATTTGTTAGTTAACAAAGCCTCCACTGCTTATGGTAACGTAGCGACGAGCCTACAGGTTCTCGCGAGCGCCACATTAGATGTGGGAAAGAGTATGTCTAGTGAACTAGCACCCGAAGCATGGCGTGCTGGTAAGTTCCTTGAGGTCGCTGAGTATTGCTTGAAAGATGCACAACTCACCTACGACTTGTATCAATACGGGAGGGAGAATGGTATCATTAAGAGTCGCTCCCTTGAAGACGGTTCCATCATTGAGATGGAGGTTGATTGGATATGAGTGATAACAAGAATAATGATGCACAACGCATGAACATAGAGGCAGTAAAGCGAATCGTCGGCACAGTAAAGACGACGCTTGGTCCGATGGGCATGGACAAGATGATGGTTGATGGTGGCGGAAACGTCATTGTTACAAACGATGGAGCGACAATCTTACGTGAACTAGATAGTGCACACCCTGCTGCAAAGATGATTGTTGAAGTATCCAAGATGCAGGAGGCAAACTGCTACGATGGGACGACCAGTAGTGTAGTCCTTGCGGGTCAGTTACTCGCGAACGCAGAGTCATTGTTCGACAAGGGCCTACACGCGAACGTCATTAACAAGGGTTACATTTACGCTATGAATATGGCATTAGACATTCTAAAGGGACTTGACTCTGCTGACTATGACCTTACTGACCTTGCTCGCACTGCGATTACAGGTAAGTCGTTAGAGGCATCTGAGGAGAAGGTAGCGAAACTATGCGTGGATACGATTGAAGCAGCAGGTGACGCATCTGATGTGAAGATTCTCGCTGCACCCGGTGGTTCTCTCAATGATTCGTATCTGTTCAACGGAGTCGTAGTCAACAAGGATTTCGTCACAGCAGATGGTAAGTGGGATGGTAGCGATATACCTATTCTGCTCATCAACGGTGGCTTGGAGCCACAGAAGCAGGACGGGAATGTGCAAGTGCAAGTTGATGCAGCGAATTACAGTTCTATCAAGAATGCTGACCGTGAACAGATGCTTGCTTCTGCAAAGCAGATTGAAGACATTGGTGCTAAAGTAGTATTCGTGCGTGACGGTGTGCATGACACCATCGTGCAATACCTACGCAAGCGTGACATCTTCGTGTGTCGTCGTGTGCCACCAAGCACCATGAAGCGATTGAACAATGAGACAGGCGCAGTCATTTACCAAACTCCTGAGGATGGTATGGCAACAGTTGTAACACACGTATCTCGCAAGCGACTAAACGACGTTGACTATCTGTTTGTAACAGGTAGCAAAACGGAGGCTACTTTGATTCTCTTTGGTGCGACACAGTCCACACTGGATGAGGTGCAACGTGGATTTGATGATGCTCTTGGTGTCGTCTCACTCGTTGCTAACGGCGATGAGGTCTGTGTTGGCGGCGGGGCTACATATCTTTCTCTTGCGGTGTTTATGCGCTCTCGTGCCGCCGAAGTAGGTGGTCGTGCACAGATGGCTATTGAAGCGTTCTGTGATGCACTGGAGGCTATTCCCGGCACTATCGCTGAGAATGCTGGTCACGATGCGTTAGATACTATTCTTGCCATGCGTAACAAGGTCATCGAAGGAGAGACATGTTACGGTCCTGACACCGATAATGGTGGTATCTGTGATATGACTGAGTTATCTATCTTTGAACCAATGTCCCTTATCCGTAGTGCTATCACAAGCGCTACTGAGGTTGCTACAGCCATCCTACGCATTGATGATGTAATTGGGAGACGTGGTGATGGGCCGTCTGCTTGACCGTCTAACCGTCAAGTGTCGTAAGTGCTTGCATGAGCATATACCACGTCGCCTACAGGCTCGATTCCTCGATGGTGACCGTGAGCGTATCAGCCTATGGTGTTGCAAGGAATGCGGTCATCTATGGGTAGATAGCGCTTTCAAATCAGACGAACGAACGTCGGGTCAGTAGCATGGCTAACTGTGCATACAAAGCGAGCATAGCCTCCATCCGCATCACCAGTATCACCGATAGCAGATGTTGTTGCATTCGTTAGTGCGAATGTTCCTGTGTTAGAAGCGTGTGTGTTCTTTATCTCAATCACATAACCTGCTGGGAATGGTCCGCTTGTAGTAACAGCGAATGTGCCACCGGGTGTGAGCACGAGGATGTTAGCATCAGTGGACTTTAGGTCAATAGACGTAGCAGTGCTGGTCAACACACGGTCGAAGACAGAGCGAGTGAAACGAGCAGCGTGTGTGCCACTATAGTAGAGCACATCCTTGTCGTTATCACCAGCAGTAGTGCTTGTGATTTGTTCACCATGAGATTGCCATAGAGCACCGGCCTTTCCTAAATCACCACTGGGTGACGTGTGTGCAGCAACCAACTCAGTATGGTCCACTATCGCTGTAGTAGCATCCACGGCACCCGGTGTTACTGGTGTGAAGTAGATAGGCGAAGGCCGGATGAACACACGCTTGTCGTTGAACTCACTGGCTGTTTGTATCTTAAGGTCACCAACTTCTGTCCCACCTGTATGTGTGGCTCTCACCGTGCCAAGAACAATTGTCTGACGGTTGTTACCACTTCCAACACCTGCTGTGAGGTATGTCGCGGGTGTGCTTGATATTGATGGGTATGCTCCAGCCGCAGTGGTGATTAGCGCTGTTTGTGAGAACTTTACGCCACTTGGTGTAGCGAGTATAACGAACAGGCATTCTTTACCGTTAGACAGAGCAGCAGTGCTTGTCCCTGATAACTTGTCTCCCGACCCACTGGTGAGTGTAACGGTGATATCAGAGCCACCGCCGAAGTTGTATAGAACACCATCAAGAACAGCATCAAATGACTTGACTGTAATAAGATTAACAGCAGCACCAGCGCTAATAGCACCGGGTAGATTCTGTGGGTTATTACGGTCGCTATCACCATATGCTGTATCTTCATACAGAAGAATACCGTTACCATGAACGCCTTCGTAAAGATTGGTTAGTGAAGGGCTGATAATGTGGTCACCATCACGAAGACCATCAGCGCCACTTGTGATATTCGCAGCAGTATGTCCTGAAAGTGGGTTACCAGTCGCCATTACTTCACCTCGATTAATAGTTGGATTCTAATTTCATTCTTCGTAGTTTTACTCAAAGGAGATATTGTGTGCCTCGCCACTGGTGTAAATGCTGTGCCGGTGCCTCGAAACTGCACATAGACCTCCTTCAATGTATCATCAAAGGACTCGGTCGCAGGGATGAACCCTTCGACTAAAATGGTGCTATCATCCACCACTCTTACAGTTGGATTGACTGTAATTGCAGGTCGTCCAGCAGCACCATCAGAACTCGTAGACGGGGTGCCATCGAAACCAATCACCATCTCGTTGATGTTGCTCACTAACGTGTCCAACAATGTTCTCTTTATGTGGTCACTTATTGGCATCAGTCATCACCTCTTATCATAACACCAGTGCTCTTACTACCACCGACTGTCTCTTGGCTACTGGTTGCTCCGATGGTGCCTCTATTCATGGCCTTTCCTATGATAAAGCCGGTGCCGGAAGCACCATGGTGCGTGATAGTAACTAACGGAGTGACCTTAATCTTGATGTCACCAAACAGTGATAGATTCTTCTCACTGATTTGTTCTACAATGTTAGGCTCAGAACCAGTGTTCACAGCACCCTCTGCAATGCCTTGTAATACACCTTCGATACCAGTATCTACAGTTAAGAATACAAGGTCTGTAGCATCCTTTGCAAGATTGTGTCTAACTTCAGTTAGTATGCGCCTTACGCCTTCATACTCTATGATTTGACCCGGTCGTAAATCCCATGATTGTGGGTGACCGCTACTGCTTTTGTTTCCTGCAAGTAGATTGTTTGCTTTCAAAATATTACGCGCCACTCTTCGTGCTGACTCATTTGTTTTCACAGTCATGTCTGTAATCACTTGCGCCTCTTGTTGTGTATCAGGCGCCCTACCACTCTGCCTTTCAGCATCGCTAACCTCTGCGAAAGCGGACTCATTGAGTGATAGCGATATACCTTGAACTGCGATTGTGCTTGGAGCGTTCTCTACTGGATTGGTCTGCGAAGGCCCGACTCTTGAATTAGCATCAACAAATCTACCTGCCTCGCTAAAGTTGAATGGGACATATAGGATGTTACCAAATCGGTCGAAGTAAATGATATGATTATCATGACGACCAATAAAACGGAGAGCGGAAATTAGATTAGCGCTATTGAAATCAACAGCAGTAAACGTGGTGCTATGTTTTCTGCGGTCTGCTACTGAGCGAGTGGGGGACATAGGAAGAGCGATGTTCACAGATGTGAATGAATCAGCAACGTCCCTACCTAATCGTAGTGCCATGTCCGTAGTGCGGAAACCCACGTCAATGGGATATCCAATGTGAACAAGATTACTGTTGAAACCTATCTCTTGGAGTGTTCTTCCCTTGAGGTTTCGCACCGATAAAGTCGCACCCTGACTTCCAGTCAAGACGCTTCCTAACGATATGCGCTCAGTGTTCGTATCTATAGAATATAGCAGCGGCGGCTTATATAAAGCGGCATCATTTTCCACAAATGACCCCATATAAACCAACGAAGATAGATGTTCATGCCCAGCGACTTGTCGATGAGTCAAACGCACTCCATCTTCTAACTCATTTACCTCGTATGCGCGTTCTGTGCCGATAGGATAATTAGCCTTCTTGCGCTGACGTAGCGTCACCTTTTGCTTGGAACTACCTTGTAGTGATACCTCACCAAGATGTAGGGCGTTATCTACAAACTTGGGCTTACGCACGTGTTTCATGACGACATCACTGTCGCCAGTCAAGCGTTGCTGTGCGAGGTAAGGCATCACATTCCCTCCTTAATTTGAGTCAAGAACTTAGGGTCAACATCGTCCATAAACCGATAGTCATCAGGGAATAACCGTTTTGTGTCCTCGCCAGTATCATCACCATAACCTATGTATTCTTCGGGCATTCCTGCGCCTTCCCTAACACCAATTAATGCTGGGGCCGGAATTGGTCTATACGACCAGCCTTTTCTTTCTGCATACCTATGCGCACGCTCAGGTTTTGTGGTAACAAACGCACCTCTGTAAGTTGGGTCATAATTTTCCATAAACTTATCATAAGAACCATCCTCCATGGCTTGAACATATTCTTCTATGTTTTTGTATGGGTTTCTATTAGCCCTTAATCCCTGCCTCATAATTTGTTGAACATTTGTTTCAGGAGTCCCATGATAATACTTCACTGGTCCATAGGAAGAAGGTAAGTCGGGATGAAACTCACCAAGTTCTGTTTGGCGTTTGAGCAACGCAATGTTAGCACGTGGGATTGCACTGGGTCGGACATTCGACATGGTGCCACCGAGCACACCGAATGGCTCTTGGTGTTGTATAGGAGAAGGGAGGCCACCGGCTCTCACGCCCACAACTCCAACCTGAGAAGAAGGTAGACCAAGTGACTGCGCACGCTCTTGAGCAAACGCAAGTGCTCTCTCTCGGTCAGGTGTAGTGTATGTGATATCTTGCCCACGTAGTTGCTCAGGCACATACTTCTTGGAACGCTTACGACTGGACCGTGCTTTGATGCCCTGCTCGCTCACAGCAGGTAGATTCATCGTGCCGTGATACTCGGTCACAGGGCCGAGGGATGAAGGGAAGTCCTCGTGGAACTCACCAAGTTCTGTTTGGCGTTCTGCTTTAGTAAATCCTGTTTCTTCACTAAACGGTATATTTTGGAAAGTAGGCATTGGTGTAGTTTCAACATAACTAAGTTGCCCTGACTCATCAAATACAGGTTTAGTATCTTCCAACACGTGTTTTGATGATGCAACCAATTCTTCTTTTGTCCCATCAGGTCTTGTGACTATTTTTCTATCAGGGAACATATTTTCATCAGCATGACTAGGATGAATCGCAGGGTGATATAATCTAGCATCAGGATTTAATTGAGCACGTCCCTCGCCCGTTTTAGGATTGTAATGTATTAGAGGCCCCTCCCCTCTATCAAGATACATTCTATCATAGAAATCTTGGTCATCAAAATAATCAGTATCATGACCCAAAAAGTGTGCTATAGATTCACCCGGATGAGTTTCACGCTTTAGCAACCGCCAAGCGAGGTCCATTGGACTCTTCTTTACCTTTTCAGGTAGATTCTTCTTCTTGGTCTTCTTCTCAAACCGCTTTGCCATCTTTGGGTCAGTCGCATACATAAAGCGACGTTGAGCCTGAGATTCAAACGGCATTACTCATCGCTCCATTTCTTTGCATCTTTAGCAACCGCCAAGCGAGGTTCATTGGTTCGCTTGCATTTTTCACATAAGAACCACCTACGCTTATTTTTTGTGGCTCAAAGGATTCAAAATCTTCTGCGAATGTATAAGCATCTTTCCATCCGGGAGTAAGAGGATTAGTTCTATGTGGTTTCAAACGCCAAGCATTCGCTCCGGCGGCGACACTTTGCCATGGAGTCACTTCGAGTGAATCTCTCCGATTTCGATTTTCCCTCCGCTCTTCCTCCCGTTGCTGTAAAAATTCTCTATGCTGAGCGTTCAACTGTTCCCTTTGCTTTTCCCTTGGCCTTTCCCTTGCCCATTCCTCTTGAGCAAGCATTTTACGGCCCTCAGCGATACCGCTTAAATACGCTTGACTTTTTGGTATTTTTTCCACGCCCACCTTTTCAAACGGCATTACTCATCACCCCATTTCTTTGCCTCTATCTCATTGAAACCTATATGCATGCCGATTGGCACACCGATAAAGAAACCACCCAATACACAAATAAAGAATAATTTGAGCAAGGTCAAGAAGCATCACCGCTGTGGTCTGATGTCGTGAAGGTAACGTCTTCTTTATGCCCCTTGCTATGTAATGATTGACTGAAGCGCGGTTTAACGGTGAAGTCCTTGTCTACACCAGTGTTACGAGGCGCGTCACTACGGAAGTGTTGTAGTGTATTCTCACTGATAACTAAGCGAGTAACTGTGCCTTTCAAGGTGGTCTTATCGAAAGTTGTTGCTTCAGTGCCGGGTAGTTTCGGCCCTTTCGCGACCGGCACAGTATCACTACTTGTCTCCATTAGGTATACTGGTTGGTATGGTGCGTTTGTGGCTGGGTTGCTACTACCACCAATGAAGAAGCCATCAGCAGCACGACCATTAGTTGTCTCATAAGTGAACAAACCATACTTACCACCAGCAGTTGCTGAGAAGAAAGTGCCACCATCTTGTGGGCTACTGCTATGCAGATTGTGTTCAGGCCGGAACACTTCGATGTGTTGATTGTCAAGAAGACGCACAGGTCGCACCATAAACTTCACACTTGCATCCTTGTAGTTCGTCTGTGCACTTGTGCTGTCGTATGTTGTGGTTTGATACGGATTGCTTGTTTTCTGCCCACCAGCCAAACTAGCGCGACCCCAACCAGTATCATCGAATGGATTGACGAATGAGCGCGACTCAAGGATGTATGACCCGCCCATCGGTTTAATGTTTGAAGTGTGACTAAATCGCATTACACCACCATGTGGTTGTGCAGCGAAAGATAGGCTTGTGAGGTCATAATCACCAAGTGTCTGCGACCCTGCTTGCATACCACCGTGTAACACAACACGTTGCCCTACACCACGGTCAGTGTGAAGGCTGTGCGCTTCGGTATTGATAGCAACCATATCACGATTGATTTCACCCTTTAGAGATTCAAGGGACTGAGCGTCAATTCCAATACGTGGGCTGGTCCTAGATATAGCATCCTTGTGGACGCTGGTCCCACTGATTTCTTCAACACGGTCACTGACCACAGCCTCAGGCTTGAGTAGTCCGTCTTCATCAATCTCAAGCCTTGCACTGATACCACGTGTTACTTCGTCAGATTGTAAGACATCGTTGCGTGGTCTAACATATCCTTGACCGAACGCTGGCTCTGCTGTGTGGTGTGATAGAACAACTCCCGACCCTTCATACACAGCATCGAGTTCAACCAATAGGTCTTCGTTAAACTGAGTTGGATAGCGAACACCACGACCACCACCCATGTCGCCAACACGCATGGCGTTTGTAGGTGCGAATACATCAACAAGAGAGTTGGAGTCGTTGTTGTTTGTGCTGTTCTTTGTTCCACCAAATCGTGGCACAGACGCAGTGGTAGCGGAGAGTAGGTTGCCACTGCTATCTAATACGCCCTTAACATTGAAGATAGGTTTACCATTGTTCCAAATCCTTGCATGTGGTGTGCGATTGTTTGTGCGGTCATACTCGTATGCATCACCAGCATCCCATGCTGGGCGGATACCGAAACCACGCACTGGTGCGCGACGCACGTCTTCGCCACGTGTGTTGCCCCACCAATCAACAAGGTAGTATCCTACAGCAGCATCAATTGTAGTGATACCTAATGCTTCGCTGTCACCCCACCAATCACGAGGCACCGCTTCAGCACCACTGAAGTCACTCTTTGTTAGATTGGCTAAGTCCTCGGTGATAGTGGTGTTGCCAGCAAGCCCTGTCTTTGCTTGTGTGAGCGTTATGGCTTGGTTACCGTTTGCCTCCGTAGGAACTGCTGAGACAGTAATCTTACCATTGTGACCATTTGCGTGCTCTATCGCAGCCTTGAGTTGAACTAAGAATGCGTTTTGTGTAGACGCAGAGCCAGTTAGATTGATGGCTACAGCGATACCACCAGCAAGCGCAGAACCAGCAGTGCTGGCACCTGTATCAGATGAAGCAGTGAGGACATCACCAGTCGCAACAGTCGTTGCATTATCATCTACCAAGACGTATGTTCTTGATGTTCCATCAGTTGATGTTAGAACAATAGTTTGCTTCTCTGTCATACCACTTGCAGCATCACCGTCCGTGACTGTTAGTGTAGCAGTGGCTGCACTGTTGGTGTCTCTTAGTGTTCTCACAGGGCATCCGAAGCCTCTCGTCATACGACGACCGTCACTGTATCTTACCTGCCACTCAGGTTTGTCCACACCAAGCATAGCAGATGCGTTTGTCTGTCGCTCCATTATACCGACATAGGTGACGGGCAGAGTGCTATTTGCAAGACCAGCGCCTCCGGCATAATTCCAACTTTGTGTCTCATATTCAGTTAGTGGACCTGCTTTGTATCCCACTGTGAAGTTACTTGCACTTGCGTGTGTAGCGGCCTCTTGGTAGGCTCGCATTCCGTAGTGCCCCCATTGCGGTCGGTTCCATGGTTGGCGAAGGCCAAAGCGATAACCAAACGGATAACGACGCGTTGTGATTGATGAAGCAGCAGCGGTTGTGATTCCGCTACTTACAGCGTAAGAACCATCATCGTCAGCATCTGTCCAGTATGTGGCACCGGCAGCAGTGTAAGCACGTGGGACATGCCATGCAGCAGACCAAGCGGCATAACCATCAAGGCGACTATTGAGTGGGCCACCACGACTACCACACGGCCAATAGTGACTGAGCATGACTGTGGCGCTACCCTGTGCTTCGTATCCCGACATAGCGTGAATATTTGTTGCAGTATCTACAGAGCCATCTGCGTTCTTGTAAATGAAATCACCAACACCCGGATTGTTAATCAAATTAGTTGTGAAACCTGCTGTAGTAGTTCCTGAAAAGTGTATGGCGCCTGATGTTTTACCAATAAACAAACCGTCTGACGTAAACAACAAAGTTCCCGCTGACATTTCTGACGCGTTGTTACCAGAGAATGTTAAGAATGTAGACCCAACGCTTGCGACAGCGAGTGAAATCTTTTCCGGTGGTTTTGGTGTATTCATATCAAGATTAAACGGACCGTGACTCACAGCGTAGTTTGCGCCATGATAGTGAACTGTCTCAAAGTGTTCAGGCATACTGTTGTATGCAGCCTTGTTGACTGCTCGGTCACTGGTGAGATTACCCCAAGTTCTTGAACCATCAGAGTAGAAGGTGTGTGGGCGACCAAGATTTGGATGCCACATACAAAGGAAAGCATCAGGTGTATGAAGGCTATTCGTATCACGAGTCCCTGCGAGCATTTGAGGGAGAGTTCTTGTTAACACACTTGACTTACTATCGTTGAATAATGAAGACGCAGCGGCGGTTGAGTATTCTCTTGTAAGACGGAGAATTGCTCCATCTTGCGGCATAGTTGTGGTTGTCGGGACAATGATGAGGTTGGTTTTGTTCATCGTTGTAGCATTGTTTGTTGTGCCCGAGCGAACAGTATAATCGAACTCAGCAGTGGTTCCGTCGCTTTTTGTATATTGCAACTTCTGCCCATAATAAGGAACTTCAGGGAGATGCGATGCATCATCTACCACAATACCGTAAAACGTCAAGGTGCCGTTTGTTACTGCACCGCCAGTGGTTGATGCGCTCAATTCAAACTCAGTATCACTTGTTACAGATGCAACAAACGCACCTGCTGGTATACCAGTGCCAGTCACCAACATACCTGCTTTGATTTGACCATCATCATCATCGTGTGTGATAGTAGGGTCATTGTTGTAATCACATGTAGCATTCGTGAAGGATGTTGACTGAACAGTCATCACTGGAGACAGGCTTGCGTTAGCCAAGACCTTAGAATACATATCAGGATAGATACTTGGGTAACCAGCAAGAGTCAACTGACAGCCAATAGAGCCGAAACTAGCGCGACAGAACTCGTAGTAATTATCTATACGCGCAAGAGAAAGATGTCTAAAACCAGTAGCGGTGCTATCATCGGGTCCAACCTTGTGCATGATAGACCACCAAGGAATGTGTAGTGTTCTTCCGGGTGTTGAGTCACTAAACATACCCACGTGATATGCATGTGTAGAGCGAGTAAACGCTGGACTCTGATTACCCTGCACGCCAAGAGCGTTATAGGTCAACAACGGTGGTATGTTGGTGAACTGTCCACCGTGGTCAGGGTCATGGTCAAGAATAACCTCGTTGATGAACACCTCACAACCACGCACATCCGCAAGTGTAGCCTCTGCGAGAATTAACGTCACACCACCAATAGCAGAGCCTCGCTCGCTATCATACTTGATACCAACAACAAGATTGACTTGTTGACTGGTTAACTCTACAGCAGAGCCGTTTGGTAGAGAAGTGGCTGAACTATGATTTGCATGGAAACCAGCAATCTGTTGCTTACGTGCATTTGGTTGTATAACAATCTGATATGCACCAACTTCAGCAGGGTCAGGGAAGTGCCTGTCAAGAGTGTAGTTACCCGCTGCTTCGAGAATGATAGAGTGACCACCGGCCTTGTTCATATCACCAGCAGTGCCCTTAGATGCAAGGATTCCATACCCGTCATACTTGACTTTAGTTTCAAACATCAGCGTAAAAGCACCACCATGAATATCACTTGGACCTGATGGTAACGCTGTTAGAGAACCAATGCGGAGTGGTGGGTTAAGTGGATGCATCTTATCTGTGATTGTTGAACTGAGTGATGTATCAACTAAACCAATATTGTCTTTGAGTGTGATGTAATCTTCATCAACACGAGATACTCTATTCTCACTACGAGAACGTGAGTAAAGACCTTGATAGGCAGGATGCGCCCAATGACCCGGTAGCATGGGCATGGTTGCGTTAACGAAGTGATGACCCATACGTGGGTATGGCATGGGCGTCAATTGCGGCTTACTGTATCGCGTGTGTAAGAGAGTGTCTTGGTCACCATCAAAGTAGAGTGTATGCGCCATATCTGGACTATTACCACTAACTTCAGCGTGGTCACGAAGACGACGAGCAGCAAAGAAGCGAGTGCTTCCCGCTGGCACATAGTAGGATGGTGAGATATTGATTGTTGATGTTGCAGGTGGATTATCGACTAAGAACTGGTCAAAGTCAATATCACCTATTACACCTGTAAAAGTAGCACCGCTAATACCCGTATACGATACAACCACTGCGTCACTTGCAGTCGCGAGGCGCAGGAAGCGACGATTATCACTTCGCTCTTTTGATGCAAAGTCAGCATCAAAAACAGCAGATGTAACAGTTGCTGAAGCAGTTAACGTAGTGCCGCTGAAACTACTCACCGTCAAGGATTGGTTAACAACACCGCTGGCGTGATTGTAAGTTACAGGATAGCGTTCTGTGTGACTATGTCCCATCTTTGTAATATGGAAGAACAACGTCCTATCATGTAGTTCGTAAGATGATTGTATTGGGTTGTCCTGTGTTGCGCCTGTCCAACCATCTCGCGTGCTATCAGGGAAAGATTCAGTTTGTGAGATATGTTCCCAACCAACTTCACCCATTGTAGGACCAAAGCGCGGCCCTTTGATTACGTTGTCAAACAGGTGACCAACATGAGATGCACCAAGGTCTGGATGTAACATACCACCGTCACCAATGTTCTCATTCTGATAGGCTTGCAATCTATCATATCCTGAACGCACGATGATGTTACCCGGTATCGCGTCAGGATTGGGAAGGCGAACTTTCAGGTTTGGCTCAACACCACTATTCGCATTGGCTGGTTGTAACCCACTAGCAAGTCGTTCACCTGCTGTTTGGAATGCACGAATGATTACACCAAATGGTGAACCACCCTCAATCTTGTGTGTCTGCCCTGTGTCATCAACAACTTCTATTGCTTCAAATTGCAACTCCTCGTTTGGTATCTCCAAAATATTACGCAACTCATGCGGGTGTCGTGCTGCTAGTTGAGGATGTGCAAGTTCTTGTGCCTGTAGAATAGGCATCATAGCGCTGTTTGTTGTTTCAAACGAGAATCGCACGTTACCATACAACTTCTCTCCCATAGTGTATTCTGCGTTACTCTTGACGCGGTTAATCCATGGGATAGCACCAAGACCACGTGCATTGACTGTAGGAAGGGAAAGGCTCCCTCCATCCATACGTTTCCAAACAGCGTGCTCGATGTTGAAGTTCTTCGCAGGAGAGCGTTTGTAAACATCATATCCATTTACGTCACCAACCCAAAATGATTTTCCAGTAGCGTCATTTTTGAAAGAGGCAGACGGGCGATTGGTGGGATTAGCATAAAAGTCAGCACCAACGTTACGTTGCCCAGTGGCAGTGGCTGAGAACTCAGTCCCTATGCTGTGGTCAAGGTCAAAGAACAGGTCGCCGGTTTCAGCCCTACAAGGTGTAGCGTTCTCAAGGCTGGTGTCAGCAGAAATTGCATCATGAAGGAAGAAAGTGTCATCAAATGGGGCGGCGTCTAATCCATTAGTAGCAGTGTAATCAGCAACACTCGGTGTGCTGGTGCTACTTACAATCAGCGCCTCTACATTTGGACCAGCGTTTGCAGTGCAGGTAAAACGGTCTTGTCCGTGTATGCGTTCATCCCAGCGTGTAGTCCCAGCCTTTGCCTTGTTTGTTTGCTGTTCAGCAAGAAGCCAGTCACCAGTGCAAGTAATCCCATCACGGTCATACTTAGCGATAAGTGGTAACTCCGACTCATACGCTACAACAAGGAATGCGCGAGCATAAACACCCTGAGGGTGACGAAGTTCAGATGCAATATTTTCTTCACTGTAGTAAGTCGGTGTGCTATTAAAATCAGATGTGTCCGCATAACCGGGAACATAAGCATTGTAAGCAGACGTAGTGCGCGCTTCGTTTGTCATATTACCAAGTGTCCCATAAGGTGCGAATGTTCCACCAGCACCGGGGAAGTTGATGTAGGATTCATCAGGACGTATGGATTCACCACTGTTCGGCATCGGTGCTGTATGTGGTAGATGAGATAGAGTTGTCATGCAACTGTTCGCATTCCCGTATGGTGAGAAACCAAGTGAGGGATGCCATGCACCAAGCCCAGCGGCATAGGATGAGCCAACTAATAGGCTGTTGAGATACGAGTATCGTT